GTGATATAAAACACGAGACCTTCTATTTCAAGCCTGCTGTTTACATCAACATATCCCTCGGTGCTTCTTGTTAGAAGCTGAACGTCAATGGTGCATTCACCAGTTAATTTCTTTACAATGCTGCAGGAGTTGACTGCGCGATATGTCTTTATCAGTTCCCCTGTCGAGTTGTCTTCGGAAGGCGCATAAAAATCTAACACAGCACCTTTTTCATGGTACTTAGGGGTTATGATTCTGTCTGAGTCAACCTTTGTGTATGATCCTTCCCACGTAATAAAAATTTTGTCTTCAAATTTTTCGGGTTCGGGGGGAATTGCATCCCCGCCTTTGTCAACATACTGAACGGACAATGGCACCGTGTTTTCATAGTTCATAAACTGAACGGTGAAGCCCGACACCTCGTAAACAGGGTTTATTGTTAAGTCGGAAGTAACATTCGTGTATGCTGGCTTCCATTTTACAAATGTTCGTCCCGGTAATGTTTCTGGTTCTGGTGGAACAGCGTCCTTTGTTTCTTCAACCTTTTGAGTCGACAAAGGCGCTGTGCCATCATGATTCATAAAAATTACGGTGTATAACGCGTGGTATAAGGGTCTTACTGTTTTGTCCTTTTCTATAACTGTAATGTCCCTGTTCCATCCTATAAACACCTTGTCTTCAAAGACCTCTGGCTCTGGTGCGTATGGCGTTGCGTCGCCTCCTGCGGGGACATCCGCAGTTCCGAGGAGGTCATCTCCGTCATAGTTCAAAAATCGGACAGTGTAATAGGTTACGCCATCAACAACATACGACATAAAATGCCTCCTTTCTTATGCTGTGCCAAGGTTACGAATCGTTGCTCTGCCTTGGCTGTACTGAATCTGCGAAACGATTGTAGTGATAGTTTTTCCGTCAATCATAATCGGCTGGTTTAAGTTGAAAATACCACTCAAACCGCTACCGATACCTGCCAGCGTTGCTTTGTCAGCTGTGTATCCCACGTTAGCAGAGAAGTCGAAATCTGTCGGTATTTCTTTATGGATATCATCGGCAAGCCCATGCATGACACCGTTAATGTCTTCTGCCATGTGTTCGGCTGACTTAACAGCCTTTTTACCGCTTGTATCCAGCGCTCCTGATAGACCTTCAACCAACATCTCACCAACCCACGCCATCTCATCCGACGGTGAGTGGATACCGAAGAAGTCGCAAATTCCGTCCCAAATGGACGATATCCAGCCAGACACCTTGTTCCAGAGCCAAGATGCAAGCGACTGGATGCCCTGCCACAGTCCTCGGACGAGGTTGCCTCCGACTTCGGCAAGTTTGCCAACGCCTTGAGCAAAGCCCTGAACAATTCCAGCGATAATCTGAGGTATCGCCTTTACGATTTCAACGATGATTGTTGGCAGATTTGCAATTAGTGCCACGAACAATTCAATGCCTGCTTCTATGATCTGGGGTATCGAGCCGATGAGAAACGCGATAATTGACTGTATGAGTTCCGGCAATGCCTGAATCAAAACAGGTATTGCTTTTATGATGCCTTCTGCCAGACCGATAATCAGCTGCAGCGCTGCTTCTAAAAGTTGTGGCAGATTTTCAATGAGCGTTTGACAAATTTGGACGATAACCTGGACGATGGAAGGTATCAATTCGGGAAGCGCATCTGCTATGCCTGTCGCCAATGTAACAACCATTTGCAGAGCGGCCTCGATAATCATGGGTAGGTTTGCAATCAAACCTTCTACCAATGCGAGTATCAGCTGCAATGCTCCGTCTGTGATTTGAGGAAGTGCCTCTATAAGTCCTGTCAAAATTGCAAATATAATCTGCGACGCGGAATCCACGAGTGCAGGAAGGTTATCTACAATTGCCTGTCCTAATGAGCCAACAATCGAGCCTATAATTTCAAGCATCTCTGGCACGTATTCCATTATCGCGTTAAGTGCTTTTGGTAGCACGCTCGCAATAACTTCGGACATTTTTCCTATATCACCGTCAGCTGCAATAATGCCTCTTGAAAATTCTCCGAGTAAATCAACGCCTTCTCCTGCAAGGTCTGTCAACACGGGAAGGAGAACTGTGCCAAGTGCATTCTTTGCTGCTGTCGCTCCTACATCTAAGTATTGAAGCTGATCATCAAGTGCACCATATGCATTTAGCATTTCGTCACTGACGACGTATCCGGCTTCTCGCGCCTCTGCTCCGAGCGCATTCATTCGCTCTGCGCCTGCTTCTATAAGCGGATTCAATTCCTGTGCGGATTTACCAAGTATCTGCATGGCCAGTGCATCACGCTCAGTTTCGTTTTCCATCTTACCGAGTGCGTCAATGACCTCCCAGTAAACCGTATCTGAATCACGCAGATTGCCGTTTGCATCAAGAACGGAAACGCCTAATCTGTCGTATGCCTCCACAGAAAGTTTGGTACCGTCCTGGACGCCTTTCATACTCTTAATCTGCTTTGCCATTGACTTTGTCAGCGTCTCTGTTGAAACGTCGACGAGCTCCGCTGCGTACATGTATTCCTGCAGCTTATCTGTGGCGATACCTGTTTGTGTTGAAGTGGTTAACACATCATCGGCGTATGCTGCGCCTTCAACGGCCATGTCAACAAGAGCTTTTCCTGCTGAAATGGCTGCAGCTGACACAGCCGCGAATGCGGCAGTGATAGTTGCTCCGACTGCTTTACAGGCAGTTCCTAAACCTTCAAACTTACCTTTTGCGTCATCGCTTTGTTTGCCTGCATCTTCGATTTCATCACCGAACTGGTCTGCCTGCTGTTCGGCATCGTCAAGCTCATCTCCGGCTTTGTCGAGTGCGTCGTTGTTTTTCTCCAGCTCGCGCTCCATGTCGTTGAGGGCTGCCGTTGCATTATTAAGCTGAATTTGCCAATTCTGCGTCCTGCGGTCATTTTCACCGAAGGAAGAGGATGCGTTTTCAAGGGCAGAACGAAGTGTCTCGATTTTCTGTTTCTGTGCCTCGATTTCCTTATTCAGCACCTGGTTTCGTGCCGTGAGTGCTTCAACGGAATTGTCGTTTTTATCAAACTGCGACTGAACGACTTTCATCTCCGAGCCAAGGACTTTGAAGGATTGGTTTATATCAGACAGCGCTTTCTTGAATTCTTTTTCACCATCAAGACCGATTTTCAAACCAAAATCATCTGCCATCTAAACCACCTCCTTAAATGCCATCTGGGATAATGTCGTCTATATACAACTCCCGTTTTGGTTTAGAAATTCCGGTGTACTGCTTATGGCATTCCCATAAATCCATAAGCAAACCAAACGGCATCAGCCATACCTCATCCTGCGTCAGGCGAAGGTGCGCGATGCCGTAATATAAAAGTCGAGTAAACAACTCCTCGTCACTTACTCGACTGCTGCGTTTTTTGGGTCAGCTTCACTTTCAATGTTTCTCTTTGTGCCTCTGTAAAGAGCTTCCGTGATTGCTGCCTTGTAGTTTGCCATATCTGAAGGCGCTGTGAGGAGCTCAACCATTTCTTCCGTGAGCAGGTCTTTCGGTTCTTCCTTATGTTTAAGGTTATGTACCAAAATTGTCTGGTTCGCAAGAAGCGTAATGAGCCAAACGATTTCGCTGAGAGCCAATTCAAAGTTTTCTGCCTTCATCAGCTTGTCGCCCAGATTTTCCAATCCGCCATATCTGCCTGCGATTTCTTTTGTTGCTCTCGTAGTCAAGAGCAGTGTATATTCCTCATCACCAATTGTGATGTTTGCTGAACGTTCTGTATTCATATGTCAGTCCTCCTTATTCTTCGTATTCGGGGTCTACATCTGTGAAGGAAGGTTCGTATACTTCCTTGTACCAGTTTGTAATGGTACTTGCAGCAACAGAAGTGTCGCCTTCGGTTACTTCTGCCTTCCACGGATGCTTACCTTTGGTGTCCACCTTATTACGACGAAGGATGGTGCCTTCGATTGTAGGAGTGCTGAACGTAATGCTGTCGCCCTTTGTTGCAAGGTTTGTGGCCGGAATACCGAACTTGACACGGTAAAGCCAATAATACTTGTATTTGCCGTTGGATTTCTTTGCGCGGAAACCTACAGCAACAGGAGTGCCGCCATCCTCACTTGCGGAAATGATAACACCATTTGAATCAATGGTGGCTCCTGTGAGGTCGGAAGCTACGGATGTGCCGATGTCATCGACACCCAACGATAAAGTACCGCTTTTGAACTCTTTGACGATTTCGGATGCACCGTCATCGGCATAAAGTGTCGCTTCTGCCAGTTCGACTGACAAGTCTGCGGTCATAGCTTTTGCCAGCTGCACCGGTGTTGCATAGGTTTCGAAACCGTTTTCGTCTTCGGTGATTTTGGCATAGTATAATTTATCAAGACCAATTGTAGCCATGTCTAATCCTCCATTTCATAATAGTTTGCCACATCCACAGAGTAGTGGTGGTAGCCTGTTTCTGTTTCATAACCGACATACCTGCGGTCGGTTATTGTGAACTCATTTTTCAATAGTAATTTCACAAGCGCGTTTTTGTCTTTTGTGTAATTGCCTTTAACGTATAGTGATAGTCGAACTTCCTGGACGTCAACGCTCGGAGTGTTATCGGCGTGGAGGTCAAAGGAGTCCGTTATGGGTACTACAACGATATACTTTTTTGGCGCTGCTCCGCTGAACACTCCTGTTTCAATAGGAATTTTCAAAGG